ATGACCCGCGGCAGCGGGGCCGAAGGAGACCGCCTTGCAGGTCGAGATGATGCCCGCGACACGGCTGGTACCTTACGCCCGCAATGCCGCCCCCATTCCGACGATCAGATCGCCCAGATCGCCGCCTCCATCGCTGAGTTCGGCTTCACCAACCCGATCCTGATCGGCGGCGACGATGTCATCATCGCCGGCCACGGCCGGCTCATGGCAGCGCAGAAGCTGGGGCTGACCGAGGTCCCGGTCATCGTCCTTGATCATCTGACCGAGGCGCAACGCCGAGCGCTGGTCATCGCCGACAACAAGATCGCCGAGAACGCCGGCTGGGACGAGGACCTGCTGCGCTTCGAACTGGAGGGCCTGCGCGACATCGACTTCGATCTCGACATTATCGGCTTCTCCGAGGCTGAACTGGACGAACTGCTCGGCGAGCTCGATGATGACGAAGATGGCGCCGTCGATGGTGAGGACGAGATCCCCGAGCCGCCGGTGGACCCGATCTCCCGCCCCGGCGATGTCTGGATCATGGGCAGCCACCGCCTGCTCTGCGGCGACTCGACCATCGCCACCGATGTCGAAAAGCTGCTGGCAGGCGTGAAGCCGATGCTGATGGTGACCGACCCGCCCTATGGCGTGGAATACGATCCGGCCTGGCGCAATGCGACGGGCGCCCCCAAGACTAAGCGCACCGGCAAGGTACTGAACGACGACCGCGCCGACTGGCGCGAGGCCTGGTCGCTGTTTCCAGGCGACGTGGCCTATGTCTGGCACGGCGCCCTGCATGCCACCACGGTTGCCGACAGCCTGATCGCCTGCGGCTTCAACGTCCGCGCGCAGATCATCTGGGCCAAGGACCGGCTGGTCCTCAGCCGCGGCGATTACCACTGGCAGCACGAGCCCTGCTGGTATGCGGTGCGCAAGGGCGGCAAAGGCCACTGGGCGGGAGACCGTAAGCAGACGACGCTCTGGCACATCGCGAACAAGGATCAGGACGCGGAAACCACCCACGGCACGCAGAAGCCCGTCGAGTGCATGCGCCGCCCGATCCTGAACAACTCCAGCCCCGGACAGGCGATCTACGAGCCGTTCATGGGATCCGGCACCACGCTCATCGCGGCCGAGACCACCGGCCGGGTCTGCTACGGGATCGAGCTGAACCCAACCTATGTGGATGTCGCCGTGGCACGATGGCAGAAGCTGACAGGCGGAGTGGCGCTACTGGAGGGGGATGGGCGCGTATTTGACGAGGTGTTGAAAGAGGGAAACGCTGAAAAGGCCCCGACCGCCGCTTGTTGAAGCATAGACCTATCGTGTATCTGCGAGCTCTCCTCCGGCGGGATGGATGGTGATCATGGCCTTGATAAAATCGGGCTCCTGAGCAAGAATTTGCGCTTCTTTGCGCACCATATCCATGACAAGCTCTCGAGCTGCAGCTAAGGTCGTAATCTCGCGAGGGGGGGCACGTCGCTGCGCACCATGTCGTGCGGCCGGCCCTAATATAGAAAAGTTGTTCGCGGTCCCCTGAAATGCTCGCAACTGCGCTCTGGTGACGTCATATCGATCAATCATTCCTTGGTCGCTGAAGCCGAGATGTTCGAGAGTAGATGATAAGCTGATCCAGTTCATGCCAAGATAACCGAACGTTAGCGCGATATTGCGAATTTTTTCGCTATGAAGGCAAAGTGCGCAGAAATTCCCACTTTCCGTCGTTCTGAAACGGCGGTCCGTCCGTCGCCATCGCCGCCATCTATCATCAAGGGCCGAGTATGGCATCGTGAAATCAGGGCCCGTCGGCCATGCGGAAAATCTACCGACAATCGCACGTGGTTCATCGCGAAGCATGCGATGTGCCGCAAGGTGCAAGATCGGTTCGACTCCGAAAACGCTGAACACGCCATTGATCAAAAGAGAAAGGTCACGTGCGGCGGTCACCGCAACGGCCGCATCGTCGTGCCGTTGAAGATGTGGCGATGTCAGGGAGTAGTCTGTCATGTCATCACGGAAATGATCGACAGTGATACCCAAAAGAATCCAGTTTGGATCAAACCCCTGTAATTGCTCGTATCTTATATCTCGATTCAGTTCAATTAACCAAGTCACCGATTTCTCCTGCCCAGACCTTCATCAACGAAAAGTTTGTACAGATAAGGGAAAGAGTGAAGGTTCCATTTCGCAATCATGAGGTCTGACCATGGGTGTATCGCGCCGCAGATATGCGTCGATGCGCGGCGTGAGCGACATGGCGGTGCGCAAGGCGATCGCCAGCGGCCGGATCAGCGTCGAGGCGGATGGCACGATCGACCCGGCGAAGGCCGATGCACAGTGGGACAGCCAGACGGACCCGGCTAAGCAACGCGGCGTGCATGCACAGTCGCTGGGCGCGCAGACCGCCGCTGGCACCGCACGGGCGGCGGCAACGAAGCCGGTGCCGAAGGCCGCGATCGATGCGGTGAATGCCACGCTGGGCGATGGCGGCGCCGATGTCGGGACCGGCTCCGGCGGCGAGGTGTCGTTTTTGCGCGCGCGGATGGCCAATGAGGTGCTGAAGGCACAGACGGCGCGGGTGCGGCTCGAGAAGATGAAGGGCGAGCTGGTCGATCGGGCGCGGGCCACGAACTCAGTCTTCGATCTGGCGCGGCGTGAACGCGATGCCTGGCTGAACTGGCCGCCGCGGGTGGCGGCGAACATGGCCGCGGAACTGGGTGTGGAGGCGCATGCGCTGGAGCAGGTGCTGGATCGGTTCCTGCGCGCGCATCTGGCCGACATGGCCGAGGTGAAGATTGACCTTCGCTGAGTTCGACGGCACCGAGGATATCCGGCGGGCATGGCTCGATGGGCTGGCCCCGGATCCCAGCCAGACGGTCAGCCAGTGGTCGGACCGGCACCGGATCCTGTCCTCTCGCGCGGCTTCCGAGGCCGGGCCTTACCGGACGGATCGCACACCCTACATGCGCGGAATCATGGATGCGTTGTCGCCCGCCGCCCCGGCACAGCGCGTCGTGTTCATGAAGGCGGCGCAGGTCGGCGCGACCGAGGCCGGCAACAACTGGATCGGCTTCTGCATCCACCGCGCGCCGGGGCCGTTTCTCGCCGTGCAGCCGACGGTGGATCTGGCCAAGCGCCTGTCGCAGCAGCGCATCGACCCGCTGATCGAGGAAAGCCCGGATCTGCGGGCGCTGGTGATGCCCTCGCGCGCGAAGGACAGCGGCAACACCATCCTCGGCAAGCGATTCCCGGGCGGGCAGCTGATCCTGACCGGGGCGAACAGTGCGGTGGGGCTGCGCTCCATGCCCGCGCGCTGGGTGTTTCTGGACGAGGTCGATGCCTATCCGGGCGATATCGACGGCGAGGGCGATCCGATTGCGCTGGCCGAGGCGCGCACGATCAGCTTCGGACATCGCAGCAAGGTGTTTCTGGCCTCGACCCCGACGGTGAAGGGCCTGTCGCGGATCGAACGGGAGTACGAGCTGTCCGATCAGCAGCGCTATCACGTGCCCTGCCCGCATTGCGGGGCGCTGCAATGGCTGAAGTTCGAGCGTCTGCGCTGGCAACCGGGCCTGCCGGAAACGGCGACATATCATTGCGAACATTGCGACGAACCGATCGCCGAACGGCACAAGACCGAAATGATGGACGAGTCCAATGGTGCACGTTGGATGCCGACGGCGGAACCGGAGCTGCGACGCCGCGCCGAGTCGGCGGGCATCGTCGGTTTCCACATCAGCGGGCTCTATTCTCCGCTGGGCTGGCTCTCCTGGGCCGAGATCGCCCGGAACTGGGAGGCGGCGCAGGGCAATGACGCCGCGCTGAAGACGCTGAAGAACACCGTGCTGGGCGAGACATGGCAGGAACGCGGCGAGGCACCGGACTGGCAGCGCCTTTATGAGCGCCGCGAGGATTGGCATCTGGGTCAGGTGCCCGAGGGCGCGCTGATGCTGACGGCGGGCGCGGATGTGCAGCGCGACCGAATCGAGATCGACGTCTGGGGCTGGGGCCGCAATCTGGAAAGCTGGCTCGTCGATCACGTCGTGCTGGAAGGCGATACCGCGAGGAAGGAGGTCTGGGCCGATCTGACCGATTTTCTCGGCGAGACATGGGATCATGCCGGCGGCGCGCGTATGGCGCTGGCCAGATTGGCGATCGACACCGGCGACGGCGCCACCACGGACGCGGTCTACAACTGGTGCCGGAAGATGGGCAATGGGCAGGTCATCGCGGTGAAGGGCGTAGGCGGTTTCGATCGCGCCACGCCGGTGGACGGGCCGACCTATGTCGATGTCACCGAAGCCGGACGCCGTATCCGGCGCGGCGTGCGGCTCTGGAAAGTGGCCGGCGCGGTGTTCAAATCCGAGACCTATCGGTTTCTGCGCCTCGCAGCGCCGACAGACGAAGAGATTGCGGACGGCATCGGCTATCCGGCCGGCTTCGTGCACATCCCGCGTGGCACCACGGCGGAATGGACGAAGCAGCTGACGGCCGAGCAGCTGATGACCGTGAAGACGCGGCAGGGCTTCCAGCGCCTCGAATGGCAGCGGACCCGGGATCGCAACGAGGCGCTAGACTGTCGGGTCTATGCCCGTGCCGCAGCCTGGCTGATGGGCATGGACCGCTGGAATGAGGACCGGTGGGAGACACTGGCCGCGCAGTTGCTGCCCGGCCGCACGGAAACGCCATCGCTGCCGGCGGGACAGCCGCAGCGGCCAAGAGACACCCCGCCCCCGCCCCGATCCTCGGGCTGGATGGGCGATCGCAGGAAAGGAAACTGGTTCTGATGGCCTGGACAGAGACGGAACTCGACGCCCTGCGCCGGGCCTATGCCGCCGGCACCACGCGCGTGTCCTATGACGGCAAGTCGGTGGAGTACGGCTCCGCCGCCGATCTTCTGAGCCGCATCCGCCTGATCGAGGGCGAGATGGCCGGTGCGGCCGGCCGCCCGCGTGCGGTCGCCGGGTTCGCGGGCTTCCGGCGGAACTGATGATGCAGAGCAATTCGAACCAGATCGCCCCGCGGGCCCGCTGGGGCCTGATGGATGCTGCGCTCTCGGCACTGGCCCCACGCGCGGCAGCCAAGCGCTATGCCGCCCGGGTGGCGATCAGCAATCTGCGCCGGGATTACGATTCCGCCGGCCGCGGTCGGGGCACCGCCGGCTGGAAGACCGGCGCCACGGCGGCGGATGCCGAGATCGCCACCGATGGCCCGCTGCTGCGCCATCGCATGCGGGATCTGGTGCGCAACAACCCGATGGCCGCGCAGGCGGTGCAGGTGCTGGTCAACAACATCGTCGGCACCGGCATCCGGCCGCGCGCCGCGACCAGTGATGCGGCCCTGAACAGACAGGTCGATGCGCTCTGAAAACGCTGGGCCGCGGGCTGCGATCAGCACGGGCATACCGATTTCCACGGCATTCTCGGACTGGCGGTGCGCGAGATGATCGAGGGTGGTGATGTGTTTGCGGTGCGCAGGAATGTCCGTGCGACGAATGCCCGTGATGTGCCGCTGCGCATCGAGTTGCGCGAGGCAGATCATCTCGATGCCGGCCGCTTCGACAGTCGCGCGGATGGTTCCCGCATCAGTCAGGGCATCGAATACGATCGGAACGGCCGCCGCGCCGCCTATTGGATGTTCGCCGATCATCCCGGGGACACCTCGCCCGTCTTCGCGCGGCGGCTTGAATCCTCCCGACTGCCGGCCGACCGGGTCGCGCATCTCTTCGAACGCCAGCGCGTGCAGTCCCGCGGCGTGCCCTGGGGCACCCCGGCCATGCGCGCCATCCGCGATGTCGATGACTGGCAGCAGGCCGAGCTCGTGCGCAAGCGCACCGAGGCCTGCCTCGTCGGCATCGTCTTCGGCGCCGATGAGGATCAGCAGTCCATCGCACCGGTGGTCGAGGATGCGGCCGGCAACCGCATCGAGCAGTTCGAACCAGGCCTCATCGCCTATGCCCGCGGCGGCAAGGACATCAAGTTCAACCAGCCCGCCAGCACCGCCGGGGTCTATGAATGGCACCGGGTGCAGCTGCATATCATCGCCGCCGGCTTCCGCGTTCCCTATGCCCTGATGACCGGTGATCTCAGCCAGACGAGCTTCTCCTCCAGCCGCGTGGGTCTGAACGAGTTCCGCCGCATGGTCGAGCAGCTGCAATGGCAGACCATCATCCCGATGTTCTGCACGCCGATCTGGCGCTGGTTCGTCGACGCAGCCGTGATGGCGGGGCTGCTGCCCGAGAACACCGAGATCCCTGTCGAATGGGGCCCGCCGAAGTTCGAAAGCGTCAATCCGCTGCAGGATGCGCAGGCCGATCTGCTGGAGGTCCGCGCCGGCTTCTCCACCCTGCCGCAGCAGATCGCCCGGCGCGGCTATGATCCGGACGAGGTCATCGCCGAATGGGCGGGCTTCGCCGCCAAATCCGACGCCGCCGGCCTCGTCTTCGACAGCGACCCGCGGAAGGTCACCAAGGGCGGGCTCGTACAGACCGCCGATCCGGCGGCCACGACAACATCGCCGACCGGCGCAGAAGAACAGGACTGATCCATGCCAACTGACCAGATCATCGACCTGCCCGTAATCGGGCGGGCCGGCTCCCTGCACGCCGTCGACGAGGCATCCCGGACATTCGAAGTCCTCTGGACCACCGGCGCGCAGGTCCGCCGCTATTCCTGGGCGCGCGACGAGGAATTCGACGAGGAGCTGGTGGTGTCCCCGAATGCCATGCGCCTCGATCGCCTGAACGGCGGCGCGCCGTTCCTGAACTCCCATGCCTCCTGGAGCCTGCGCAGCATTCTCGGCGTGGTCGAGGACGGCTCGATCCGCATCGAGGCCGGCCGCGCCTTCGCCCGCATCCGTCTCTCCGAGCGCGACGAAGTCGAGGACATCTGGCGCGACATCAAGGCGGGCATCATCCGCAATGTCTCGGTCGGCTATCGCGTGCACCGCTTCGAACGGGTCGCCAAGGCCGATCGCAGCGACGGCGGCACCCGCGCGCTCTACCGTGCCGTCGATTGGGAGCCGCTGGAGATCAGCGCGGTGGCCATCGGCGCCGATGCAGCCGCCGGCATCCGAGCCGAGCCCGGCGACCGAGAGACCCGTCTGCATCCCTGCACCATCACCAATCGCGCTGACGCGGGCAGCACGACGCTGGGCGCGAACATCACAGAGAAAGGACATACCATGCCGCAAGCAAATCCGGCGACCGAAGATGGCGATCGGGATGACGCCGCTCGCGAGGCCGCGCCCAGCCAACAGGCGTCGCCGCAGCCAGCGCCCGCCAATCCGGCAGCATCCCCGCCCCGGCTGCACCCGACGCAGATGCCATCCGCGCCGAAGAGCGTCGCAGGTCAGGCGACATCATGGCTCTCTGTCGTCACGCGGGTCTCGCAGACATGGCCGATGACCTGATCGGCCGAGGTGTCTCGATCGATGACGCCCGCGCCGCCGTCCTCGACAAGCTGGTGGACAGCGATCCCGCCGGGCGCACGGCCGAACCCGCGCCCGCGCAGGCCCGCGACGGCGGCGCGGCCGAGATCGCCTATCGCGATGCGGTGTCGAACGCCCTGCTGCACCGCCACAACCCCGGCGCCCATGCGCTGGACACGGGCGCGCGCGAGTTCCGCGGCCTTACCCTGCTGGAAATGGCCCGCCACGCCATCGAACGCCGTGGCGGCAGCACGCGCGGGCTCTCGAAGATAGAGGTGGCGCGGGCCGCCTTCGAGCAGCGCGCCACCGGCTATCATTCCACCAGCGACTTCCCGGCGATCCTCGCCAATGTCGCCAACACCACCCTGCGGCAGGCCTATGCCTCGACGCCGCGCACCTTCGGGGCCTGGGCGCGGCGCGCCACCATCACCGACTTCAAACCGGTCCAGCGCACCCAGCTCGGCGGCGCCCCGGACCTGCAGCGGGTGCTCGAGTCCGGCGAGTTCCAATACGGCACCATCGGCGAAGGCCGCGAGGTCTATGCCCTCGCCACCTATGGCCGCATCGTCGCCATCACCCGGCAGGTGCTGATCAACGACGATCTCGACGCCTTCACCCGCCTGCCGGCGTCGTTCGGCGCCTCCGCCGCCGATCTCGAGTCCGACATCGTCTATTCCATCCTGATGCAGAACCCGGCCATGGGCGACGGCAAGGCGTTGTTCCATGCGGATCACAACAACATGGGCACGGCTTCGGCGATTTCCGAAGCGGCGCTGGCCAGCGCCTACCGCGCCTTCGGCCAGCACAAGGGGCTTGAGGATCGGCTGATCTCGATCCTGCCGCGCTATCTGCTGACGCCCCCCGGGCCCCGCGCGGTCGAGGCGCGCAAGCAGGTCACCGCGACGACGCCGTCGAGCACCGCCGAGGTCAACACCTTCTCCGGCCGGCTCGAGGTCATCGAGGAACCGCGCCTGATCCCCGCCACCGGGCAGGATCCGTGGTTCCTCGCCGCCGATCCGTCCCGCATCGACACGGTCGAATACGCCTATCTCGACGGGCAGGAGGGCGTCTTCACCGAGACCCGCACCGGCTTCGAGGTCGACGGCCTCGAGATCAAGGCCCGCCACGACTTCGCCGCCAAGGCCATCGACTGGCGCGGCCTCTATCGCAACGCCGGCGCGGCGCCGGCGTGATCGTCGCAGCCTAGAGAAAGGACAGACCTATGAAGAACTTCATCGCGCAGGGCGATTTCATCAACGTCCCCACCGACGAACTCGTCCTCGGCGGCAGCATCATCGGCGGCAGCGGTTATCTGCTCGGCGGTGGCCTGTTCGGCGTCGCGACCACGACCGTCGAGGTATTCGAGATGGACGCCGGCGAGGAATGTGTTCTTGCCCTCACCGGCGTCTTCGACCTGCCGAAGGCGCCGTCGCAGGCCTGGTATGTGGGCGCGAAGGTGTACTGGGACGGCGCGAATAGCCGCACCACGACCACGGTCACGGACAACACGCTGATCGGCATCGCTGTCCTGGCCACGGGGGCTACCGCTGCGGAAACGATCGGCCGCGTGCGGCTGAACGGCGTGGCGGTCTGATGGAGGGGTTCGAACGCGCGCTGGCTCGGGTCTTCGCCGATCCGAACATGGCGACGGATGGGCTGTGGCTGAAGGGCGGCGCGGAACCGGGCATCCCGATCCGGCTGATCCGAAAGGCGCCGGATGAGGTGACCAGCTACGGCGGTGCCCGGGTCTGGTCGGACACGCTGCGCGCCGATGTGATGGTGTCGCAGATGCCGAATCCCGCGCCGGGCGACCCTATCAACATCGGACCCGAGGCTTGGGAAGTACAGGGCGAACCGGCGCGCGACCGCGAGCGGCTTATCTGGACGCTGGACCTGCGGCCCGCATGAAGCTCTCGGCCTCGATCACCGATCTCGCCGCGCTGATGCAGGGCGAGATCGCCGCCGGCGAGAGGGCGGTGACCGCGGCGGTCCGGGACGCCGGCACGGGTCTGCGCGACGACTGGCGCGGCCAGATCACCCGCGCCGGCCTTGGGCCCCGCGTCGCCCGCACCATCCGATCCGCCACCTATCCCAAGGGCCGCGATAGCCTCAATGCCGCCGCAATGGTCTGGTCCCGCGCGCCTGTGATCGTCGAGGCGCACAACACCGGCCCCGTCATCCGCTCGGCCGACGGCTTCTGGCTGGCGATCCCGACGGAAGCCGCGGGAAAAAGCCGCCGCGGCGGCCGCATCACACCGCTGGAATGGGAACAGCGGACCGGCTTGCGCCTGCGCTTCGTCTATCGCCGCGCGGGCCCCAGCCTGCTCATCGCCGAAGCGCGGATCAGCAAAGCCGGACGTGCGGTCAAGTCGCGTTCCAAGACTGGGCGCAATGTCGCCTCGGTGCCGATCTTCCTGCTGGTCCCGCAGGTGCGGCTCCGGAAGCGCCTGGATCTGGACAGATCGGCGCAGGCGGCACTGGCCGCCCTGCCCGCGGCGATCGTGCGGCGATGGAGCCGGATCACATGACACGGCGCGAGGAAGTGCTGAAGGCGCTGCATTCTCGGCTGCAGCTGATCCCGGGCGGCGTCACCGCGCTGCGCAATGCGGTGCTGCCGGAACGCATCCCGGACGCCGGCCTCATCATCCTGCGCAACGGCACGCCCGGAAGCCCCGAGGTTACCCTGTCGCCGCTGCACTATCACTGGCAGCACCGCGCCGAGATCGAGGTCTTCCTGCGCGGCGGGGATCTGGATCACCGCTTCGACGCGCTGACGGCGGCAATTGGCGCCGCATTGAACACCGACCGCAGCATCGGCGGCACCTGCGACTGGATCGAGGCCGAGGCGCCGGAACCGGCCGATCTGCCCATCGACGGGGCCGGCGCCATCCGCGCCGCCGTGCTGATCGTCACGCTGCATTACACCACCGCCGATCCGCTGGCCTGATCAACGACACATCCAATATCCCGAAAGGACAACCCATGGCCCGAGCCCAGGGGGCGCGATCGCAGCTGGCGGTCGCGTTCGAGACCACTTACGGCACGCCGCCCGCCGGCGGCTTCACCCGCCTGCCCTTCGCCAGTTCCACCCTCAGCGCCGAGCAGCCGCTGCTGTCCTCGGAGCTTCTGGGCTATGGCCGCGATCCGCTGGCACCGATCAAGGACGCGATCACCGCCGATGGCGATCTGACCGTGCCGCTGGACGCTGCATCCATCGGCTTCTGGCTGAAGGCGGCGTTCGGCGAGCCGACCACGTCGGGCGATGGCCCGTTCACGCACAGCTTCCGCTCCGGCAACTGGTCGTTGCCCTCAATGGCGATCGAGACCGGCATGCCCGAGGTGCCGCGCTTCGCGATGTACACCGGCGTGATGCTGAACCAGTTGTCCTGGACCCTGCAGCGCTCCGGGCTGCTCACCGCCACCATGGGCCTGATCGCGCAGGGCGAGACGGTGTCCCCGGCCTCGCAGGCCGGGACATTGGCCGATCTCGATCTCGTGCGCTTCGGCCATTTCAACGGCGCGGTCCAGCGCAACGACGCCGCCCTCGGCAATGTCGTCTCTGCGCAGGTGACGTACTCCAACAATCTCGACCGCATCGAGACCATCCGTGCCGACGGCATGATCGACGGCGCCGATCCGACCATCGCGACGCTCACCGGTCAGATCGAGGTCCGCTTCGCCGACAGCACGCTGGTGCAGCAGGCCATCGACGGCGCGCCCTGCGCGCTCGAGTTCGCCTATGCCCTGCCCTCGGGCCAGAGCCTGACGCTCGCAGCGCATGCCGTGTACTTGCCGCTCCCGCGCATCGAGATCAGCGGCCCGGCCGGCGTGCAGGCCACATTCGACTGGCAAGCGGCGCGTGATCCCATCGCCGGCCACATGGCCACCATCACCCTCATCAACGACATCGAAGGCTACTGATCCATGATCCGACTGAACCTTTCCTACGAACCGCGCTGGTTCGATCTCGGCGCCGGCCTGCGCCTGCAGTTGGCGCCGATCACCACCGCGATCATGGCCGCGGCCCGCAGCGACATCGCCGGGTCCGAGGCGTCCGAAGATATGGCACAGGAGGCCCTCGCCATGATCATGGCCAAGGCGGTGGCGCGGCGGGTGATCCTCGACTGGGAGGGTGTCGGCGATGCCGACGGGAATTCTGTCCCGGTTACAGCGGACGGCATCGACGCGCTCTTGGACATCTGGCCGGTCTTCGAGGCCTTCCAGCGCGACTGCCTCGCCCCGCATCTGATGCTGGAGCAGGAAAAAAACGCCTCCGCGCCCTCGCCGACTGGCAGTTCGGCGGCGGCGATACCTATTGCGCCGTCTGCCCCGGGCTCTGCGCAGACTGCCCCGCGCGCATGAACGCGCCGCTGTCCGTGGAAGGCTGGCAGGTCTGGGACTTGGCCGGGCGGCTCTCGGGCCAGCTGCGCGCCATTCCCGGCGCCGTGCTCGGCTGGGACATGGGCGCGGCACTTGCCATCGGATCGGCCCTCGGAATTTCAGGAATTGCGATCGCCGAACTGCTGCCGGTGATCGAGACCGAGATGATCCGCCGCACCAATGAACGCATCAGCCGCGATCAGGACGGTCATCATGGCTGAGAAGAGGGTCTCCGTCCGGCTGGTGGCCGAGAACGGCCGGCAGGTGCGGGCCGAGCTGCAGGGTGTAGGCGAGGCGGGCGCCAAGTCCTTCCGCCGCATGTCGGCCGAGGTCGATACCGCCGGCATCATGCTGCAGCGGTTGGCCGGCATCGCCGCAGGGGCCTTCAGCCTGCGGCAGGTGCAGATCTATGCCGATCAATGGACAGATCTGCGTTCGCGGGTCGATCTCGCCACCGGATCACAGGAACGCGGTGCGCTGGTGATGGAACGGCTGTCGTCGATGGCGCGGCGGACCTATTCCGATCTCGGGCAGACGACGGAGTCCTGGCTCTCGAATGCGACGGCTTTGCGGGAACTGGGGCTCTCAACTGCGGAAAGCCTCGATTTCACCGAAGCGCTGAACAATGCCATGGTCGTCTCCGGCGCCCGCGCCGAACGCGCCGCCTCGGTGCAGAATGCGCTGTCGAAGGCCATGGCCCTCGGCGTGCTCGGCGGCGATGACCTGAACACGGTGATCCAGTCCGGCGGCCGGCTGGCGGAGCTGCTGGCCGAGGAGCTGGGAACGACGGTGTCGGGCCTGCGCGCCTTGGGGTCGGAAGGCACGATCACCGGCGACGTCATCCGCACCGCGCTGCTGGGCAATCTGGAACGCCTGCGCGACGAGGCCGACAGCATGCCCGCCACCATCGGTGATGCCTTCACCCTGATCGGCAATGCCGCGCTGCGCCTTGTCGGCACATGGGATCAGATGCTGGGTGCGTCCTCGTCTGTCGCGAATGTGCTGATCATGGTTGCCGACAACATCGATCGGCTGGCCAGCATCGCCATGGCCTTCGCCGCCTTCATGGCCAGCCGCTGGGTTGCCGCCTTCGTCGCGGCCCGCATCGCCACCTTCAGCCTGGCCACCGCATTGACCGCCCTGCGCGTGGCGCTGATCCGCACCGGTATCGGCGCGCTGATCGTCGCGGCGGGCGAGCTGATCCATCAGTTCACGCAACTGGTCGGCAAGGTCGGTGGCATCGGCAATGCCTTCAGGCTGCTGGGCGGCATCGCATTGGAGGTGGCGCAGCGCATCGGCCTGTCGTTCCAGAGCAGCTTCGCGCTGCTCGCCGCCGGCTGGGAGGGATACCGGGCGCTGGTTTTCACCGTTCTGGATCTGATCGTCGGCGGTACCGTCACCGCGGTCGATCGCACCGTGGCCGTCTGGTCGGGGGCCTTCGAGAGCGTCAAAGCGATCTGGGGTCGCCTGCCGGGGGCGATCGGCGATTTCGCGTTCCAGGCGGCGAATGGGCTGATCAGCGGCATCGAGGCGATGCTGAACGGCGTCGTCACCCGCATCAACAGCTTCATCGCCGCCATCAACGGCGCGCTGGAGATGCTGCCCGATTGGGCGGTGGGCGATGGCGGCGCGCGCATCGGCACGCTGGACCCGCTCAGCCTCGGCCGCATCGACAATCCCTTCGCGGGGTCGGCCTCAGAGGCCGGGACCGCCGCGGCCGATGCCTTCGCCACCGCTTTCAGCCGCACCTATGTCGAGGCGCCTGATCTGTTCGATGGGCTGGCGGATGACGCCGCTGGCCGGGCCGGTGCCTGGCTCGACCAGTCCCGCGCGCTCGGCGAGGCGGCGACGCGCCCCATGGAAAGCTGGCAGGCGCTGCAGGAGGCGATCGCCGCCGGCAGTCATGATGGCAGCGATGCGCTGAACGATGCCGCTGCGGGTGCCGGCCGGGTCAGTGACGCCTTGGACGCCGCCGCGGGTGCGGGCCGCCGCGCCGGGGCTGCGGGTCGGCAGGCGGGACAGGACGCGAAGGCGGGCGCTGATCAGGCCAGGCAGGGCTGGAAGGCGGTTGCAGCCTCGCTCTCGGATTATGCCACCAGCGCGCAGGACATCGGCAGCGGCATCGGCGGCGCGCTGACCAGCGCGTTTCAGGGCGCGGAGAACGCCGTTGGCGAGTTCGTCAAGAACGGCAAGGCCTCGATGCGGGATCTGGCCACATCGGTCATTGCGGATTTTGCGAAGATCGGCGCGCGGCGGTTTCTGCTCGGTCCGCTGGCCGGGGCCCTCGGCGGACTAACGGCAGGTCTCGGAGGCGGAAGTAGCATCTTCGCCAGCGTGCTGCATGCCGGTGGTCTCGTCGGGTCAGGCGGCACGGGACGGTCGGTGCCAGCCGCTGCCTTTGCCCACGCTCCGCGGTTGCATTCGGGTGGCTGGGCGGGGCTGCGCTCGGACGAGGTGCCGGCCATCCTGCAGCGCGGTGAACGCGTGCTGTCGCGCCGCGAAGTGGCGAATGGCAGCGGCGTCACCATCAATATCCAGTCCCGCGACGCCGAGAGCTTCCGGCAGTCGCGGGCACAGATTTCCGCAGACATCGCCCGGGCCGTTGCCATGGGCAGGAGGGGCATGTGAGCGCATTCCACGAGATCCGCTTTCCGGACGATATCAGCCGCGGCGCCCGTGGCGGTCCGGAACGGCGCACGCAGATCGTCACGCTGGCATCGGGTGATGAGGAGCGGAATTCCAGCTGGGCCAACTCGCGCCGCCGCTACGATGTCAGCTACGGCATCCGCCGCGCCGGTGATCTGGCCGCAGTCGTTGCCTTCTTCGAAGCCCGCAACGGCCGCCTGCACGGCTTCCGCTTCAAGGACTGGTCGGATCATCGCTCCTGCGCGCCATCGCAGCCGATTGCTGCAACGGATCAGGCGATCGGCGTCGGTGACGGCACAACGACCGCGTTCCAGCTGGTGAAGCAGTACCGCTCCGGGCCGCAGGCGTGGGCCCGCATCATCACCAAACCCGTCCCCGGATCGGTGCGGATCGCCGTGAACGGCACCGAGCGCAACAGCGGCTGGACTATCGACCCCGCCACCGGCCGTGTCACCTTCAGCACCGCACCCACGACCGGCACGACGATCACCGCCGGGTTCGAGTTCGATGTGCCGGTGCGCTTCGACAGCGACACCATGGATGTCACGCTGGACATCGAACGGCTGGGCTCGATCACTTCGATCCCGCTCGTGGAGATCCGGCGATGAAGCGGCTCGCCCCTGCCCTGCAGGCCCATCTGGACAGTGGCGCCACCACCCTCGCGTGGTGCTGGAAGATCCTGCGCTCGGACGATGTCACCTTCGGCTTCACGGATCATGATATGCCGCTGTCCTTCGGCGGCCTCACCTATGAGCCGGAGAGCGGTTTCGCCGCGGCCGAGATCCGCTCGGGCTCCGACCTTTCGGTCGACGCGCAGGATGCCGAAGGCGCATTGTCGTCGGACCGGATCACCGAGACCGACATCCTCGACGGCCGCTGGGACAATGCGCTGGTCGAGGTTTGGCGGGTGAACTGGCAGGACACGGGTCAGCGTGTGCTGATGCGCCGCGGCGCCATCGGCGAGTTGCGCCGGGGCCGCATGTCCTTCGTGGCCGAGATCCGCAGCCTGTCGCATCTCCTCGGTCAGACCGTTGGCCGGGTGTTCCAAGGCACCTGCGATGCCGCCCTCGGCGATGGTCGCTGTCGCGTTCAGATCGATGATCCCGCTTTCACCGGCACCGGCAGCATAGACATCCTGCTGCGTGACCGCGCCTTCGCCGCCACCGGCCTTGGCAGTCTCACCGCAGGCTGGTTCGCCTTCGGATCGCTGACATGGACCAGCGGCGCCAATGCTGGCAGGTCTGCAGAGATCAGCCTGCATGAGGTGAACGATGGGGCCGTCATCCTGACGCTGCTGGAGGCGCCGGTGCGCGGCATCGCCATGGGTGACAGCTTTCGCATCCATGCCGGCTGCGACAAGCGCCTCGAGACCTGCCGGGCCAAGTTCGCCAATGCCGTCAACTTCCGCGGCTTTCCGCATATTCCCGGACAGGACGCGATCATGCGCTACGCCAAGTCCGGCGGGCGCAATGACGGCGGTGTGCTGTGACGCCGCCTGTTTTCGTAGCTGCGGATGCTGCCCGCATAGTCGCGGCCGCCCGGCTCTGGCTGGGGACCCCGTACCACGATCAGGCCAGTCTGCGCGGCGTCGGCTGCGACTGCCTCGGCCTGATCCGTGGCGTCTGGCGCGATATCGTCGGTCCGGAAGCGCTGCCTGTGCCGGCCTATGCCCGCGATTGGGGCGAGACCGGGTCGACCGAGGTGCTGGCCGAGGCAGCACAGCAGGTGCTGCTGCCGATCGACGTCGGGGACGCTGAGCCCGGCGCCGTCATCCTCTTCCGCATGCGGTCCGGTGCCATCGCCAAGCATTGCGGCATTGTCACCGACGAAGGCCGTTTCATCCACGCCTATGAACGCCTCGGCGTCATCGAGGAACCGCTGACCACCGCCTGGCATCGGCGCATCGCCTTCGCCTTCCTGTTCCCCGGCCACGGCGCCACCACCATCACACACGGGATCTGATCATGGCCACCATCGTTCTGGGTGCCGTCGGCACCGCTATCGGCGGCGGCTTCGGAGGCGCTGTGCTGGGCTTTTCCGGCGCCGCGATCGGCGGCATGATCGGCTCCACCGTCGGCAGCATGGTCGACAGCTGGATCGTGTCCTCGATGATGCCGGGCCAACGCATCGAGGGCCAGCGGCTCGACAGCCTGCGCCTGACCTCGGCCACCGAAGGCGTGGTCATCCCCCGGCTCTACGGCCGCATGCGCATCGGCGGCAATATCATCTGGGCCACCGATTTCCGCGAGGAGGTGACCACGCGCAGACAGGGTGGCGGCAAGGGCAGCGGGCCCAAGGTGACCACCACGGACTACAGCTATTACGCATCCTTCGCGGTGGCACTAACGGAGGGCGCGATCACCGGCATCGGGCGCATCTGGGCCGACGGAGAAATCCTCGATCTGAAGGATGTCACGTGGCGCTGGTATCCTGGCGATGAGACCCAGGGGCCCGACCCCTTCATCGCGGCGAAGATGGGGCCGGAGGCGACGCCGGCCTATCGCGGCACCGCCTATGTCATCTTCGAAAACCTGCCGCTGGCCCCCTTCGGCAACCGTTTGCCGCAGCTTTCCTTCGAAGTGTTCCACCCGCTGGCCGATGCCGACACCGCCGAGGGGCTGGTGCCGGCAGTGACAATGATCCCGGCCTCAGGCGAGTTCGCCTATGCCACCTCGATCGTCCGCAAGGCCGAGGGCGGCGCCGAGAACGTCAATGCCATGGCCGGCACCGCCGACATGGTCGTGTCGCTGGACCGGCTCAAGGCCATGGTGCCGGCCGCGCGATCGGTGTCGCTGGTGGTGTCGTGGTTCGGCGATGATCTGCGCTGCGGACAGTGTTCGATCCGACCCAAGGTGGAGATGGCCGCGAAAGACACCACGCCGGCCTGGTCAGTGAACGGCGTCAGTCGGGGCGCCGCGCGCGTGGTCAGTCAGGATGCTAAGGGCCGACCGATCTATGGCGGCACACCGGCGGATTTCTCTGTGGTGGAGGCGATCCGCGCCCTGAAGGCGCGCGGGCATCGCGTCACATTCTATCCGTTCCTCATGCTCGACATCCCCACCGGCAACGCCCTGCCCGACCCGTATTCGGATGATGCCGCCAGCATCGGTCAGGCTATCCTGCCGTGGCGCGGGCGCATCACCTGCGCGCCCGCCGCAGGCTTTGCCGGATCGGTCGACAAGACGGCTGCTGCCGCCGATCAGGTCGCGGCCCTCTTCGGCCGCGCGCAGCCCTCGGATTTCGTTGTGACCGACACCACCGTCACATGGCGCGGCCCGCCCGATGACTGGGGCCTGCGTCGGATGATCCTGCACAACGCCCATCTCTGCGCGCTGGCCGGCGGGGTCGATGCCTTTCTGATCGGATCCGAGATGCGCGGCCTGACCCAGATCCGCTCCAATGCTTCGACCTATCCGGCGGTGGCGCAGTTCCGGTCGCTAGCGGCGGCCGTGCGCCAGATCCTCGGACCCGATACGAAGATCAGCTACGCCGCCGACTGGTCGGAATATTTCGGGCATCATCCGGGCGATGGCAGCGATGATGTGTTCTTCCACCTCGACCCGCTCTGGGCCGATCCGAACATCGATTTCATCGGCATCGACAATTACATGCCGCTCTCGGACTGGCGCGATGGCTGGGATCATCTCGATGCGCAGGCCTGGCCCTCGATCTACGACCGCGGCTATCTGCAGAGCAATATCGCCGGCGGTGAGGGCTATGACTGGTTCTATGCCAACGAGGCCGATCGGGCGGCGCAGATCCGGACGCCGATCGCCGACGGCGCCCATGGCAAGCCTTGGGTGTTCCGTTTCAAGGATCTGAAGAGCTGGTGGTCAAATGTACATCATGAACAGCCCGGTGGGATCGAAGCGGCGACACCGACGGCATGGCTGCCGCAGTCGAAACCGATCCGCTTCACCGAGCTCGGCTGCCCTGCCATCGACCGCGGCAGCAACCAGCCCAATGTCTTCTACGACCCGAAGTCCTCGGAAAGCTTCCTGCCGCATTTCTCGCGCGGCTGGCGCGACGATGCCATCCAGCGGGCCTATCTCGAAGCTACCTATCTGTTCTGGGGCGATGCCGCGAACAATCCAACCTCTTCGCGCTATGCCGGTTGCATGGTGGATGTGACGGAAAGCGCGGCCTGGACATGGGACGCCCGGCCCTACCCGTTCTTTCCGGAACTCTCCGACATCTGGTCGGACGGCGCCCACTGGCGGCTCGGCCATTGGCTGACCGGGCGGCTGGGCGCCGTGTCGCTCGCGGCCCTCGTGCGGCACCTCTGCCTGCGCGCTGGAATTCGGGAAGATTGGATCGACGTGTCAGGCCTGGCCGGCGCCTGCGACGGGTTCGTCATCAACGCGCTGGAAGCGCCCCGCACCTCGATCACCGGGCTGGCGCGGCATTTCGGCTTCGATGCTGTCGAGAGCGAGGGTGTGATCCGCTTCATCATACGCGGCCGGGCGCCGGTGGCGGTGGCGTCGCCGGACGACATGGTCGGGTTCAGTGGCGACGGCGAGGTCATGGATCTGACCCGCGGGCAGGAAACCGAACTGCCGCAGGCGCTGAAATGGCAGGTCGCCCGCGCCGATGAGGACTATGACACCCTGACCGTCGAGGCACGCCGCATCACCGTGGAGGCCGGCCGCGTCGCCTCGGACAGTCTCGCCGTCGCCGTGCCGCCCGAAGAGGCCGATCGCCGCTGCCGCCGGGCGCTGATGGAGGCCTGGACCGGTCGCGAGACCGGTGCTTTCCGCCTGCCGCCGTCGCGGCTGGCGCTGGACCCGGGCGATGTCGTGCATCTGGATCATGACGGTCGCTTGGTGGAAATGCGCATCCTGTCGATCGCTGATGCCGAGGCCCGGGCCATCGAGGCGATCCGGCAGGACCGCGACACCTACGACCTGCCGCCCGGCAGTCCGCGCCCCGCCGCGCTGGCGCGACCGTTGGTGTTCAGCCCGCCGGACATCGCCTTTCTCGATCTGCCACAGCTGCGCGAAGATCAGGCCCCGCATCAGCCGCTGCTCGCCGCGCAGGCGAAGCCGTGGCCGGGGACGATGGCGGTCTGGCGCAGCTTTGAGACCTCCGGCTTCGATCTGGTGTCCACCTTCAGCAGCCGCGCTCGGATGGGCACCTTGGCGGCCCCGCTCTATGCCGGCCCGGTCTCCCGCTTCGACCACGGCAATCAGATCACTGTCGACATCATCGACGCCACGCTGGAAAGCGTCACCGACCTGCGGCTCTTCGCCGGCGAGAACGCCATGGCGGTGGCGCAGCCGGAGGGCGGCTGGGAGATCCTGCAGTTCGGTCGGGCCGAGCTGATCGCGCCCGGGCGCTACCGCCTCACGCGCCTGCTGCGCGGGCAGCGTGGTACCGAGGGTGAGATGGCGCCCATGGTCGCGGCCGGCGCCCGCGTGGTGATGCTCGACGAGCAGCTGACCGCCCTCTCCATCGCCGAGGCCGATCTCGGCCTGCCTGCCAACTGGCGCATCGGTCCGGCCTCCGAGCCCGTCAGCGACGACAGCTATGCCGCGGCTTCCTTCACGCCGGCCGGCATCGGGCTGCGGCCCTTCGCGCCGGTGCATGTCACCCAGCCATGGCGGCGCGGTCGGGAGCCGGGTGATCTGACGATCCGCTGGGTGCGGCGCGACCGGGCCTTGGCCGCGGACAGCTGGAATGCCGCCGCCATTCCGATGAGCGAGGCGGCAGAGATGTGGGAAGTGGAGATCCTGAACGACGATGGCACAGTGGTGCGGGTGCTGAACAGTTCCGCCACCGACGTCATCTACACGGCCGCCCAGCAACAGGCCGACTTCAGTCGCCTGCTCGGCCCCGGCGACAGCCTCGCTATCCGCATCGCCCAGATCGGCCAGGCCTATGGGCCGGGCGCGGCGACACCCACCACCCTCTGGTTCTGATCTTCAGGAGAGATTTCCATGTCCGAGACCACGGCGCATCTGGCGCTGCCTTTTCTCATGGCGGCACAGGCGCAGAAACATGTCACCCATAACGAAGCCCTGCGCATGCTCGACAGCATGGTCCAACTCTCGGTGCTGGATCGGCACCTGACCGCGCCGCCTTTGAGCCCGGCCGAGGGCGCGCGCTACATCGTGCCGGCCAATGCAACCGGGCTCTGGGCCGGCTGGGGAAACAGCGTCGCCTGCTGGCTCGATGGGGCCTGGATGCGCTTCATGCCAGCACCCGGTTGGCTCGCTTGGGTCGTCGATGAGGCACAGGTGCTGGTCTGGACCGGCGCCGCCTGGGTGCCGATGATCTCGGCCATGGGCTTTGTCACGCAGGGCGCCATGGTGGCTGTGGCCAAAGGTCCGAACGGCGCCACCACCGGGATGTCGGTGACGGAACAGACGCTCTCGGGTCTGTCAGGTTCCAGCCGCGACAGCACCATCGTCATTCCGGACCGCGCCATCGTGCTCGGCGTTTCCTGCCGCACCGTCACCGCGATCACCGGCGCCACCTCCTATGATTGCGGCGTTGCAGGCGAACCGTCGAAGTTCGGCGGATCGCTGGGTGTGGCCGCGGGCAGCACCAATCGCGGCGTCATCGGCCCGCAGGCGTTCTATGCCGACACGAAGATCCGTCTCACCGCGCGGGGCGGGAGTTTCACCGGCGGCGCCGTGCGCATTGCCATCCACACCCTCACCGTCGGCCTGCCGTCGTGAAGCTGTCGGATGTCCTGCTGCAGCATGGCCGGGCGCTCGAGTGGATGACCAGTGCCCTGCTGCTGGCCTTCGCCATCACCCTCGCGCTGCCCGGCGATACGCTGGCCGCCAGCCCGAGTTTTGCCGGCTTCGTCAGCGCCGGCCTCGATGAGGCGGCGCTGGCCATGCCGATCTCATGGATCGCCGCCATGCGCATGGCCGGGCTCTACGTGAACGGCGCGTGGCGCAGATCGCCGCTGCTCAGGATGATCGGCGCAGTGCTGGGCGCCGGGGTGTTCGCGTTCCTCGCGACCATGTTCGCCCTGCCCTGGCTTATTGGCCAGCAGAGCGCCCTCGGCATCGGCGCCGGCGTCTATGCGGTCGCCTGTCTCTTCGATCTTCTCGCAGCCTACAGGACCGGTGCCGATGTTGGACATTCTGAACGGCTTGGATGAGGCCGCGTGGGCCGGCCTGACCGCGCTTACGCTGGCCATCATCGGCGCCATCGGTGCGGTGCTGAAGGGCATGCGCCGGCATCCGGCCGAGACCGGGCAGGCGATCATCGATCCCTTCGCCGGCATCACCGCAGAAATCCGCGCGCTGACCGATCGGCAGGTTGCCACCGCAGCTGAGGCCGATCGCCGCTTTGACCGCATCGACCGCGAACTGGCCCGCATCCATACCGACACGCAGGTCATCCGCGAACGCTGCGCCCCGCGCTGA